TAATTTGATGTTCAGTATTGTTGACAGGGTGGCCAAAATGGCCTATGAAGGGGAGGTACAACCTAGGATAAAGATATGACCGACGCAGACTTTACGCTGATGTTCGATATGTTGAAAAAGATGCAGGCCGACATCGGACAATTAAAAGACGATGTGCGCACCATCAAAAGCGAGATTGTGCTGATCAATCAGCACATCCATTTGATCCATGCCGAAATGTTCCACATCCAGACCGGCCATGCGGCGCTTGAGCAGCGTGTCTCCCGCATCGAAGCGCGGCTTGAGCTCAGGGATCAGTAAAATGGCTGAACCTGAGAACATCGTGCTCACTCATCTTGTCGCGTTGCGGAACGAGATGGCTGACATCAAACGCGAGATGCGTGACGGATTTAAGCTCGTGCATACCCGACTTGATGCGCTTGATGGACACGTGAGTGCCATCATCCTGGATATGCACGCTTATAAAACCGGAGAGGAAACGTTGAAGCAACGTATCGAACGCATCGAAGCGCGGCTCGAATTGCGTGATCAATAATGGACACCATCGCATACCGCGAGGAACTCAAGCGGCTGGGGATGGATAAAGATCTCGCCGACCTCATTGCCCACGCACCCGAACGGCTCGGCGGCGGCTACGTCACACGCGATTATCTCGATGCCAAGTTGGGAAAACTTGAAAATAGGATCGACGCCCTCGAAAACAAAATCAACGCCATGTTTTACCGCCTCGCCGGTCTAATGTTCATCATGGGCACCGCTTATACCGCTATCCTGTTCTGGCTGCTGAAATACTTCACGCCATGAATAGCCCCGTCTGGAACGACGTCGGAAACCTCCTCGGCGCCATCGGCGCATGCGCGTTCTATTTCTATCTGCTCAGATGGATCTGGCGCCTGTCGCGTTATCCGCTGCTCATGCTGGCCATGGGGCTTACAAAATTCATGAATTGGTTGAGCCACATGGCATTCCGCTATGCCCAATGGTCCGCGCACCGCATCTCTAAGACTTGGGAGTTGGGGAAATGACCTGGCAATCCCAACGCACCATGACCCCAGCCCAACTCAAGGCCGCGCTCAAAGCGTTGGACCTCTCCCAACTCGCCGCCGCCTCCTGGCTCGGCCTCTCCCCCCGCACCATGCGCCGCATGATCTCAGGCGAAGCCGAAGTCCACACCGCAATTGTCCTTTTGCTCAGGCTGATGATCATCACCAAGACAAGGCCGCAAACATGACGCCTCAGAAACATGTCAACGAAATTCGCGTGAATTTTAGAGGCCGAATTTCTAGCCGATAAGCCCTTGACAACCCCCGTAAATAGGTATCTCTTCCGAAATATAGCGGTCGCACTCCGCCCGAGGCCCTACCCCTGGTGGGGCTTTTTGCGTTTTAGGGGTCGGAACCTGCGTGGGGTCCGAAAGTTCGCAAGTGCCGAGAACACCTTTAGAAATACGCACCATGGCCCGCGGGAAAACCGCCATGGGCATTCGCATCCTCACCGAAATAGCCAAATCCAAAAAATGTAAATCCGCCGCGCGCGTCGCGGCCATCCGCGAATTGTTCGACCGCGGCTGGGGCAAAGTGGCGCAACCGCTCGTCGGCGGCGATGAGGGATCCAACGAAATCCGCATCACCGTGCGCAAGATCTTAGAAGCGCCGCCAACCGCACTCATCCACACCGAGGGCGACGAAGGCTCGTAAATGCTTGACGTCCATGTGCCGCAGCTGGGTTGGTCGCCGCGACCGCACCAGATGCCGCTGTGGGATTTTCTGCAGCGCGGCGGCAAACGCGCCATGGCAGTGTGGCACCGGCGCGCCGGCAAAGATGAAATATGCATGCATCACGCCGCGGTCTCGATGATTGAGCGGGTCGGTAATTACTGGCACATGCTTCCGGAGTTCGAGCACGCGCGGCGCGCCATTTGGAACTCCATCAACGCCCACACCGGCAAGAGACGCATCGATGAAGCGTTTCCGGTCGAGATCCGTGAGTCAACCAATGACCAGCAGATGCTGATCCGGCTGGTCAACGGTTCAACCTTTCAATTGATCGCCTCAGACCGGTTCAATGCCATCGTCGGCTCGTCCGCGGTCGGCGTGACGTTCAGCGAATACGCCCTCTCCAATCCCGCAGCGTGGGGCTACATCAAGCCCATGATCGAGGAGAACGACGGCTGGGCCGTATTCATTACGACCCCGCGCGGCCGCAATCATGCCAAGACCATGTTCGATCACGCGCGCAAATCCAATGAATGGTATTGCGAACTGCTGACGGCCAAGACGACCGGCGCACTGACGCAAGCGCAACTCGAGGAAATCCGGGCCGAGTACATCGCGCTGCACGGTGCCGACGTCGGCCGCGCGCAGTATGAACAAGAATATCTGTGCAATTGGAATGCCGCGATCCTCGGCGCCTACTATGCCCTCGAAATGCAGGAAGTGCGTGACGAAGGCCGCATCCTCGAGATCGACGCATTGCCGAACGAATACGTTCATCGCAGCTGGGACATCGGCACCACGGACGATACGTCGATTATCTGGTTCCAGGTCGCGCCATCGGGCCAGATCAATATCCTCGACCACTACGCCAACTCCCAAGTCGGCCTCGACCACTACGTCGACGTGATCCGCGCGCGCGAGGCCGAACATGGCTGGAGGCACGGCCACGACTACGTGCCGCACGATATCAAGGTTATGGAATGGATCGTCGGCAAAACCCGCATCGAGGCCATGCGCGAGCTCGGCATGAAACCGATTAAGATCCCGTTGGCCAAGGTCCAGGACGGCATCAACGCCGCGCGCCGCACCTTGCCGTTCTGTGTCTTCCATCCGCGCACCGAGGCCACGCTGGTCGCCGCGCTCGAGCAATACTGCCGCAAGTGGGATGATGAGAAAAAAGCCTTCCTGCCGACCGATGTGCACGACTGGACCTCGCATCCGGCCGACTCATTCCGCTACCTCGCGCTGGCCTGGCAGCATGTCCCGCGGCGCGTGCGGCCCGAACCCAAACGCCAGGGCTTCTTCATCCCGCCACCGCCCACCGACTATCCGCGCAGAGGCATACAGCTATGACGCACATCGCCGGGTATCCCCAATGGCCGGCGATCAGTCCCCCGGCGCAAGCCCCCCCGGTCAACGCGCCGGGGGACGCACCATGATGACACCTGAACAACACATGATTGGACGCGAGATGCGCGGCCAGTTCGACGCCGCCCTAGCCTCATTGAAATACCAGCGGGCGGTGCCGATCCTGCGCGAACGCTTTGGCCTGGACAGCAAGCCCAAGACCCTGCGTGAACTCAGCGAACAGCATGGACTCAGCCGCTCGCGCATCGACCAGATCGTTAAGCGCGGCTTGAGGATGATGCGTGCGCGTCTCGGCAAAGACTTCCACGATCCGGTGCGCTCGCGCAAACGCGACCTGATGGAAGAGGCGCTGACGGAGGCGCGTAGAACCATCAATGCGCAGCGTAAAGCCGATCGCGACCGTGCGCGTTTCGCGCAGGAAAAGCCAAGCTTCGTTGTTGTTAAAGAAAGAGACACAAGGCAACACGGCACAAGTGTCAGCGTCGGTTCCCTGGTCTTCGGCGCTCCCGCTGGCAGTAAAGCACCGCCGTCTTGGTATCTCAATGGACGTTGGCTATTAGGTTAAAACCATGAGTGACACCGCGGACTACGACGACGTTGACGACGACGATGACGTCCGCAACGACGATTATGAATTTGATCCCGCCGTCGAGCCGAAGAAGGCCAAGGCGTGGATCAACCTCTTAGAGGAAAGCGAGAAGGCGTTTGAGCGCTGGAACGAGCACTGCGACAATATCGATAAGCAGTTCGCCTCCCTCGAACGCCTGACCCACCGCCCCGACCGGCAATTTCAAATGTTTTGGTCGAACTGCGAGGTGATCAAGCCATCGATCTATGCCAAGCCGCCGGTGCCCGTGGTCGTGCCCAAGTTCAAGGATCGCAGGCCAGTTTACCAGGCCGCCTCCGAGGTCATGGAACGCAGCTGCACGGTCGCC